GCGTGGGATCAGGTCAAGGATAACAGTACCTGCGTGTGCAATTGAGCGCGTCAAATTGTCGAAATAATGAAAATTAGAGTTGTCCGCCTGCATGGCATCGGCTTTTTTAGCTTCGCCGCTGAGTACGCCGGTATGTGACTGTTTGGTTGGGTCGAATATGCCAATGACCGATTGCAGGTCTTGCGTACTCAGCATCAATGACTCGATCAAGCCTGGTGGTGGCGGTTCGGGTTGGATGCGCTGCGGTGGTGGTGCTGGTCTGCCGTCTGCATCTGTTTGACGGAAACGCAAATACGGATACGCTGAGACATTAGCCGCAGTCCATTCGTTCGCATGTCCTTCATCTTGTCCTTCGGCCATCAGCCACTTGGCTTTTGGAGCCATGGCGACAGATTCTGTAATTGCCGACCGCTCGTAGTTGTACATTTGCTGCGGGTCTCTGGCGTTTCTGACAATGCCGGATATTTTTCGTTGGCCATCCACAAGATAAACATCACCATAAACCGGAATGATAGGCATGTATTGAGACGCCCAGTCACCAGATTCAAGTGTTTCAGTATCGGTGCATTTGTGCCAGGTAACTCGTTTTCGATAACTTCGGCGTTGCTCAATGATTGTTAAATCGTCATGCAATCCGCCCATTTTTTCGACTTGATTACCCCACACGGTTGCTCCGTTACTGAGCAACAGCAGGTCGTCCAGAATTCGTTCAGTGCGCCAATATTCCGCAAGGCGCACTTGGTCTTTCATCCGCCAAACCGTGTTAATATCGCCAGTTCCAGTCTGACGAAATTCTGAATCAGCGCCAGGGTAATCCTGCTCAAATTTATGCTTGTTGACGAATTCCGTGATTAAAACTCGCTCGGAATCTTGTCCATCGGGCGCAATGGAATCGGGATCAAAATAAACTGAAAATGGATTTTCTACCACCCTGATAAAAATCTCTTGCTCAAAACTTGAGGCGCTGACGTAATCAGTAGTGATTCGGAAATATCCGACACCCATGCGGCAAGCGATGTCAAAAGCGGTATCGTACGCATGGTCGCCATCGCTTTGGTACTGTATATGGCGCATTAACCCTTGCAGAATTTCAGCCGTTTTTTTATCAGCATAGCCGTCCATTGGATGCACCAATATGCGCGGTCGCTGCTGGCGTTGTGCGTTGGTTATTTGGCGGATATATGCATCTAGTTTGTTGATCGTCAAACATGGGCGCTGTTCGAGCGTGCGACTTTGAATCGCTTGACTAGGCCACTGGTCGCCATGGCTGAAGCGCAAATCTTGCTCCCACTGGGCGCGATTGAACGAACTGGCGTCAGCCGATATTTTCAGAAAATCGACAGCCTCTTGTGGCGTAAAACTCATGACATCCATCCACCCGGCGTGGCCGGTCTAAAATTTGATTGTTCTGGTTGTTTTTGCCGTGGCGCAGCGTGTCGGCGCATCATAATGGCGTAGCGAGTTGCGCTCAATAGATCGTCGCACTCCTTAACAATCTTGCCGTCCTTGCGGTGGTATAGGCGGAACTCATCGAACCAATCCGCTAGATTACTGAAAACCTTTAGACGTCCAGTTTGCATACGCTCTAGCATTTCCATAATTCCCGCCTCGACGCCGTTTGTGCCATCCTCGAATGTCGCCCGCTCCCAAAGCATATTTAAACCGGCCTCGCGGTATTGCACGGCCAATTGTTCACCACTGCCTTTGTCATGTTGCAAACCGTCATGCGGCCATGCCCACCGCATCCATGCGCCCCACGATTTAACGGCAGTCGAAAACATCAACGGTGTTTGCTCACGCGCCCGGTGTGCGCCGGTCACATAAATAATATCATTGTCCCTATCCCATGCGATACGCGCCCCGGCGCTAGGATGATCCCAACCAAAATCTATGCCGGAAATTTGCGCCCAATAGTCTGGGATTTGAAACGGTTCGCATTTGATCTCGTCCTCGCTGACAGGGAAAATTCGACCGCTGCCTAGAATAGGGATGCCCTTAGACCGTGCGTCACGTTCATGAGCAGGGAAACTGGCGATAATCCGCGCTCGCTCTTCGGCGGGTATGTGTAGTGCGTCCTCGATTGTCATGTTAATGTCAATCTGATTTTGATTTTTGCCGCTAAGAAATTCCCGCACAACCTCCGTCATGCCCAAAAGCGGCGTAAATGTCACGCTGATAATGCCGCGCGTTGCGATAGTCCGAGCTTTGCCCTCGCTGTAAATGTCGGCGGGCGGCTCTTCATCTAGCCACAAAACATCGACGGGCGGCCCTTGCCATTTCTGACGGCCTTGCTCGTAGTATTTTAGCCGGATGGTGGACACGCCTCCGCTAACGTGAGTAATTTTTGCATAGTCAATCAGGTTGACAATGCCACGGGCATTTTTTACATCATCAATGAGCCGCGCCGGAATTGCGCCAGTGCCGATCTCTCCGACCAGGCCAAACAGCGCCCGTTGCGGATTGTCGCGGGTGGTCTCGCCGGTATCGCTACCAGCCCAAGCCATTATCGGATGATCAAATCTCCGGCCCCGCCACCAGTCAGGATAAATACCGGTGAGGTGATAGGCCATATCGGCGGCTCCGGCGTATGTTTTTCCGTTTTGATTCCCGGCTCTGAGTAGTCTCTCTGAGTGGGTGGCGCTGGCCGCGTGGAATTGTTGTTGTTTTTCATACGGTTGATAATTTTCTAATTTGTTTTGACGCGCGTAGGTTTCGCGGCGCTCAAGCAGGCCTAATAATTCTATTTTTTCGCCTGGCGTGAGGTTATCGGGGTTCATTTTTTAGCCTGGTGAGCAGGTAGTCGAGGCGCGCGCCGTCAGCGTCATTAAACTCGACTGTGGTGCGGTGCTGCTCCGGTGCGTACATACCCAGGTGCTTTTCGATTGCGGTCAGGGAGTTATCCTTGACGGCGATTTTATATTCCAGCACCTCGCCTACACCCATTTCGGAATTGCCAATCCGCACCACCTTAATTCCCTGGATGGCGGCGGCTGTGTCGTCGTCCAGTTCTCCGAGTGGCCTGGGGGATCCGTCGTCTTTGAGCAGCTTGCGAGCGTCAAAAAAGGCCAATCTGGCTCGCTCAAGCAATACGCGGTCTTGACTGATAGATAAGCGTTTGCTAATAACCTTTTGTTTTTCGGCGATTGCGGCCTGAATCCAAGGTTTTCCAAGCAGCTCTGGTCCTATTCTACTAGCGGTTTTAGCGCTATATCCAGCCCTAGTCGCTGCCTGAGTGGCATTCATGTCAATCAAATACTCATCGACAAAACGCGCTTGCATGTCATTGAGTTTTCGATCAGTTTTCATTTTTTTCTATCTCGCGCCGTTTTCGCGCTTCGGCTATGTAAGTCGCCGCTGCTTCCGCCGCTTTCGATATTTTCCCGGATTTCTCGAGATTTATTTTGATCACTGTGTATTTTTTTGGCATTTTCGCGCTCGATTATTAAAAAATAGTTAGTGTTATCAATCATTTGAATCGTCCTCAATAAATCCGATGTCTCCCTCCATAATTACACGATGCTCGACACCGTCAATTGTCAGTGGCTGCCGATTTCCATGAGGACAGTACCAAATCACATCGCCGGGCGATACAGCTAATGCACGATATGAACCGTCCGGTAGGATGCGCCCAGGGCCGACCGCCATCACTTTACCCCGAGTAAATGGTTCGGTAGCTATCACGTCAATAAGGTCGCTCAATTTGCGCTCAAGAGGCAAAATCAAAACATAATCGCGCAGTGGTGTAAATTTGTTAATCATTGTTTTAATTTAAAAAATTTATGGCTTTGATTGATTTTAGCACAAATGCAAATTTATTTTATTGTGAGGCTAATTATTTCTTGACTTAATCAATAACTATGGTATTATAGACCCATGTTCTGAAAAGCATACCGGCCAGGCGGGTTCCTGTGCAATAGCCTGCTGGTATGCGATTGATTACGCGCATACCAGCGATGTTGGCAGCCTAAAAATAGCTGCCTTTCACATGATGCTGTCATTGTTGATCAGCATCATTACTCATAACTCATAAGGAGTTATTATGAAATTTATTATATTAACCGTAAACGACGCCTTCGACTCCGAAGGCGGATTCACGACCGCCAACGGCACAGAGACCGTGACCGCCGATCATTTCTGCGGCGGCGACACTTGGGAAGCCGCGATTGCGGACTTTAATAACGCCACCGAATCTGATTTCGGGGCGGTTTTTGAATTGCCGTCCGAAAACCCAGACAGCAACCTTCTTTTCGATGTCGAGAAGAATGAATTTGTTGGTTATATTGGTTAGCTAAAAGTGACTCAATCAACGGGCAGGCGGTTGATTGAGTCAAATGAGCGAACAGTTTGGCGCTTATTACGCGCATACCGGCCAGGCGGGTTCCTGGATTTGTAGGGGATTAAGAAAATGAAATTCACAGTGCAAACCAATAATGGTGCATGGTCTCAAAACGTCCATGGCATAAAAAATGCCTTGCGCGAATGCAACGAGGTTTACATAAAAACCGGGTTGATCCCCTGGCTAATTAACAACGAAGAAGAAGAAGTAATAAAATTAACGGATCGCGGAACGATGTCGAAACCAGATTTTTTTCCGATAAAAGATGAAATATCGGTAAAACTCGGATTGTCCTTTGTCTGCAATGATGCAGACGCGCAAGACAGCTCCACCCAAAGAATAATCAGGGCGGCGACTCCGCTGGCTGCGGCCAAAAAATATGCCGAAAATGGCTATTGGCCTGGATACCATACCGTCATGATAGATGTTGACGGACAAGAATTCGAGGTTGAACTGGATTATTAAAGTCACTGCCAAGGATGGCTTTATTTTAACCCAATCAATGGAAAAAATAATGAAAATACAAATCAAAACCAGCCGCTCAGCGGCGCTGGAATTAATCGCAGCTCTGGATGCTGCTGTTGAGGAAAACGATGGTTACAGCCTTACCATCGTTTCTGCCGACGGATCGTCGGGCTCTCACTACACTACCGGCGGAAACGTGTATAGCGTTTACGTCAGCTCTAACGGCGGTATCCTCATTTTTGAGGGTAGCCGCACCAGCCTGCGGGATGGGTCGCTGGCTATTGAAATTAGGCCAGATGTATCACGATCAGACCGTTACAAAGACGGTCTGACACTCCGTCCCGGCCAAAAATGCCGTGTAAACGGCTTTTTGGGAATGGTTGAGGACGTAAAATACTCCCTCCCAGCCGCCTGCCCGATGGCTGATGATGCCTGGGCCGACGACCGAGACATTTTTGCGTGGCTGGCAGATGAGTTGGTGGCGGATGCGGCTGAGGCCAAATTCGAAGCTTTGGCGGCGCACGTTAGTGCCGCCGGCCATTGCGGGGCGGTTGTATTATGAAAACCGCCGGCACTCCCCGTCCTGGAAACGGTGGTAGTCGCCGTGGAGCTGGTGCTCCTAAAAAGGAATTTCGGATGGTGACGGTTTCACTTCAGGTGCTGCCGTCAACCGCCGATTCTATCAAGGCAATGACTCGCGATCAAAAGCGCGTCATTGCGGCAATGATCGATAGTCATATTGCTAAATTCTAAAAATCTAATCTTGGCGCATAGGGTTGCTCATAATCCGTTCAGCGCTATCCGCCAGGAAATTCGCTATCCATTGCAGAAAAGCCGCCGACGTACCCAGGACTGCTCCGACGAGCAACATGGCAATGCAGCCGACTAAAATCAATACTTTTAGAGCCATCAAAATTCCTCCACTGCCCAGCCGCCACCCTCTTTTTTTGGTCCTTTGGTGACGGCAATAATTTTAAAAATAGGATACTGGTCGGCGGCAACTTTAATCTTTACGCGCGCGTCTTCAGCCCAAAAACCTTTAACCTCATGTAATTCAAGTTCCATTTTTTTATTCAGCACAGCAAAATCGGGCGTGTAAAACGTGTTGGCAGCCAGGCGCAGCTTGATTGCCTCAAATTTAAACCATACTATTTCACCGGCCTGGCGTAAAATCTCCAGCCGCTGCGCGTATTCTTTCTCGGTGTCGTTCATGGTGCCGACCGGAAGCCGACCGAGTGCCTGAATTTTTTTATGCATTTGAAATTGCCATCCCCTTAATGCGGCTGTTATTAATTTGGGTTGCAACAGCTCTTTTTTCGTCTATTTTAGCCTTGCAGGCCTTGCAGCAAGGAAGTCGATTGCCGTTTTGCGCCCGCTCCAACTTACTTACCCAGCCGTCATGCACCTTGCAGAGAAATTCTTTTGTTATGTCGTGATAGGGATTCGCTGTTACTGCCATGATTCTACTTCTTCAAAATTTGATACTAGTGATTTAGGTGGTCTCTGGATGCTGATGTAGCCATTGTCCATCCAGTATTGCAGTGTCTCCATAACGCCCCGATAAAAATCCCGCTCGATTTCAGCCGCATTTTCCGGCGTCCGCTGATCGTATTCAGAATGACATTTATCACAGGCGAATGCCGCGCGAATGTCAGAATGTTTTAGTCCTATTCCGGCCCCGTTTTCGTGAGCTAGAACCGTATATTCCGGCTGCCATCTGCAATTTGCGCGGCGGATTGTGCAGGATTGACCTCTGGCGGATTTTCTCAAAATAGTCATGCGTACCCCTCGACCATGGCTAATGCATAAAGCTCTGCATCTGTGCGTAGCCATATCCCACGCATCAAACACCAGCGATTAATTTGTGTTAGATACTCCGCAAATTGGGAAACGGTTGCTAAAGTGGTGCTGGTCTGATTGCGTATAAATCTCCAGATTCCTCTAGATTCGCGCTCACAACCTACCTGTTTCAAATCTGCCAATGTTGCCCACAATTCTGCATAATCATCGCGGTCTCTAATGTAAATCTTTACTAAATACAAGCCCTTAAATCGGTCGTGCCATTCTTTTTGCGTATGTCCAGCAAAGGTGTTTACGGTTGTTTTTTCAATGTCGGTTAGCCACATCCAGTACAGCCTATTTTGAGCGGCCCGGCGCTGCTCTTCGGTCGGGTTTTTTAAATTTTTTGGCAGCGTGATGGTGAGCTTATAAATCCCGCCGGCGGTTAAATTACCTACCGCCCGACGGTCAACTTCGTCAACCGGCACAAATACACCGTCCGCGTTGAGTTCAGCAAGGATTGCCTCAGCCATGACCTATTCTCAGTGCGGATCGCAAAGAGTTCCGCATCTCGTCAGTAATCGGCTGGCGCTGCTTGGTGATCGCCTGTTTCTCGACAAAAGCGTGAGCTGGAAAATCAGGCCAGCCTGCGCAAACAATTTTATCGTAAGCTGGTTTTACCATTTTTCTGGCCGCATCATGGCTGGCTGTGCGCAAAAAGTGCATGTCAATTTGCTGAGCAATCGCAAAGGCCAGCGGATGCTGATAACGCTTAGCTATACTGCCTTGCCGCGATGAAACAGCCGCTAAAATTCGGATTATTTCGTGCAAACTTAGTGCATTCTCTAAATTTTTTGAAAGGCAAATTTCTCTGAATTCCGGAAGCGATGGCGGCCATTCAATATTTTCCAGCACCAGCTTTTCCAGTCCGAACGTGATCTGATCAAGATCAACCCCAGACAATCCGGCCCGCCAGGTTTCGGCAGCCTCGGAAAGCTGATTGCCGTCCAGTGCTTCAACTCCCATGTGAGCCGTCCATTTGTGGCCGTAAATGTGAATCATCTTGCGCCAAAACCGCGTCATCACCCGGATTTGCTTGGCATTCGCCATACTCGATGACGCTGATTTGCTCTGCGGCGGCGGCGAGTTCGTCGGCGCGTCTAACCTGTTCGTCTGCAATTTCTGCAAGAGATTTTCGGTGATTTCCGTTGCTGTTTTTGCCGTCATAACAACCGCCTTGCTCCGTAAGTTTTTGATTTTTAACAATCCCAAGCATGTACGCAAACCCTTTCCCACGCTGTATGGCTTCGGTTCCAGCGCTGACAAAATCCCGTAAATTCTTCCCTCGGTCGATCAGCTCTAGCAATTCCGGGTGCTGCGGGTTGGTATTTATCATACCCAATTCGCGCATGGCTAAACACACCTCTGCGCCGGTCAAATTGCCAACAACCTGAGAAGTTAGGTAGGTGTTATTTAAACCTACTGGTGTCTGGTGATTGGTGTCTGGTGGTTGGTAAGCTTTTTGTTGGGTTTCATTTTCATAACCCACAAATAACCCAGTGGGTTTTTGTTGGGTTTCGTTTGGTTTGCATTTTGGCCTGCCTCCCCTTTTGCCGTTTTGTTGCGCAGCTTTGATTTTGGTTTGCGCTTTGGTTATTTCTTCATC